CAAAAAGTTCTGCACTTATGATGGTAATGGGAGTCGCTTTGATTGCCATGACAGGTGGTATGGGAGCAGGATTGGTGCCTGGGTTTATGGGAACAGTAGGATCAGCGGCAACAGCAGGAAGTGCGGCAGTAGCCGCAACAGCAACAACAGCAGCAGTAGCAGCAGTTGCACCAGTAGCAGCCGTAGCTGCGTCAGGAGTTGCCGGAGCAATCGGAGCAACGGGTATGGCCGCTATGTCATACTTAGGAACAGGACTACTACTTGGTGGAGCAGCAATGATGCTAGCACCAGATGTGCCAGACGGAAACTCATCAGAAAAAGCAGAAAACTACTTATTCGGTGGACCAGTCAATACAGTCAAACAAGGACAGCCTATACCTCTAGTATACGGCAGAGCTATTGTAGGATCAAAAACTATATCTGCTTCACTCTTTACTAATACATCAAGACAAAAACTAACAGCAGGAAGAAAGATGGTAGGAATACCTAACTTTAGAACTGACGGTAGTAAATCAGGCCAAAACAATAATACTACAACTAATACGCCAGGCATGGATATAGGACATATAGGACTAAGATGAAGAAAAACCAACACTTAATAACAATTCGAGGAGCCAAAGGAAAAGGCGGAGGCGGATCTACATTTGAAGCAGATGATAATATGTTTGCAAGGCAAAGTGCTGCTTTTATTGATGCTATCGCAGAAGGTCCAATTAAGGGATTGGTATATGGCGATGCGTCTATTCTTGTCGATGAAGTACGTTTAAGAAACGTTGATCAGTCTACAGGACGTGTAGGCTCTGCTACTAACTTTAATAACTTTACTGTAATTACGAAAAACGGAGAAGCAACACAGGTAGTTGATGCAGACTTCTTCGCAGAGTATCCTAGCGCCTCCTTTATGCAAAGCGTAGGCTCCGCAGAACTTCTAGAAAATGAACCCCAGTATCATACTATTTCAAGTGGTACATTTGAAAAGAGAGAGACTGACTATATAAAAGTTACTATATCTACTACAGGTATGTCTGCGATTACAAAAAAGGGAGATAACAAAGGGGATATAAAAACTACTGTTGTATACTTTACTATTGATTTTAATTGGGTAGATAATTCAGGCGTTCACCATACTAAACAAATGTTTGATACTGGGTTTAACGGTAAAGTAAGTGGTAAATACGCACATACTTTCGGATTCAATATTGAAACTATTAAGACCACTTCTACCATAAATGATTGGTCAGTTAAAGTAAAGAAACTAACTTCTAGTCCTCAGAGTTCCGATTCTGTAGAAGTACAAAATGCTATCTTTGTAGATACTATAGAAGCTTCAATTGCTGATAAATTAGAGTACCCTTATACTGCATACGTAGGTGGAGTTATAGATGCAGAAGCATTTAGTAGCGTTCCAGCAAGAGGATATGAGATAGATGGTAAGTTAATTCAAATTCCCTCCAACCATTATCCACTAGACTATAACGGTCGTAAACTAGTATTAAGTAACGCAAGTGCTTTTGCAGTTGGTGATGTAATAGGACAAACCCTAAGTGTAAGCGCATTAAATGCCGCAGGAACGCCAGAAGAAGGTTATACAGCCACTGCCAGCGTAGCCGCTCATGGAGTAGCAGTAGGGGAAACTTTTAAAGTAACTATTGCAACTTCTTCTTCTACTGATGAAGAATTCTGGGAAGGTACATTTGCTGCTACAGCAACAACAACTACAGCATTTACATATACTCTTAATAAACCTTTTAACGAAACTACTGGAGAGTACAAAACTTTATCTGGATTAGTATGTGGTGGCACAAAAACCGCAGCTATGTTCAGTGGTGGACTAGTAGAGAAAAAAGTAAGTAATACACTATATCTTAGAAATGTAGCAGCACAATCAAGTGCTGTGACAGGTACTATTACCAATCAAGACGGAGATAGCGGAACAGTAACTTCCTCAGAGCAAGTATTTATACCTGCCAACTATAGAAGAAACGCTAGTACAGAAAAACCTACAACACTAGAACAAGACTGGGACGGAACATTCTACCAATCTTGGTGTAATAACCCAGCATGGGTATTTAATGACTTAGTTACTAATAAAATTTATGGACTAGGAAACTACCTAACACAAGCACAGGTAAACAAGTGGGAGTTATTTCAAATTGGTAGATATTGTGATGAGCTAGTACCAGCAGGTGTTGGAGCAGCAGATTTACTAAGCATACATTGTACAGAGGATGCTAACTATTTAGATAGCGGAGCGTCCGGCCAGCATGAACCAAGATTCAGTGCAAACTTAGTTATTAGTGGAAAACAAGAAGCATACAAAGTACTGAATGATGTAACAAGTATATTCAGAGGAATGACTTACTGGTTGAATGGAGAAGCTTACTTAGTCCAAGACTCAGAAAAAGATCCTGTCTATCAGTTTACTAACGCTAACGTAATAAATGGTGAATTTAAGTACGAAGGAACTGCAAATAAAACAAGAACAAATTCTATTATGGTTAATTGGAATAACCCCCAAGACTATTATAGAAGTAGAACAGAAATTGTAGAGTTAGAAGAAAACCTACAGAAAGACGAAGAATTTTTAAAGCCAGATGAAACAACAGCATTTGGTTGTACTTCTAGAGGACAAGCAAGAAGACTAGGTAAATGGAAGCTACTTACAAATAGTTTGAATACTAATACTGTAGCGTTTACTACTTCAGTTAACGCAGTTTTCTTACGTCCCGGAGATATAGTACAGGTACTTGATCAACATAAAGAAGGAAAATCATGGGGCGGAAGAGTATCTAGTAGCAGTTCCACTAGTGCATTAAATATAGATAGAAAACCAACTTCTTTTGGAAACACCTCAGTAGAGTCAGGGTATGCTGCTGGAGACTACAGAGTAACTTGTAGTTTTGTAGGCTATAAAGCTATACTCGCACAAGATACTGCTACTATTGGTAGCACAGCGTATGTAAGAGGAGCACATCTTTCTAGTATAACTACTGAAGAAGCTGCTGCTAGACAACAAGATGATAGTGGCGACCTAGTATTTGTACAGTGGACGCCTTTTACATTCACAGAAACAGAAACATTACAAAGCGTAAGTAACAGTGGAAAAACACTTACAGTTGCATCCGCTTTTAGCGTAGCACCTACACACGAGTCAATATGGGTAATTTCAAGAGCGGCACAAGCTACAGGTAAAACAAAACTAGAAGCAAAGCTATTCCGAGTCATGTCTATAGCAGAAACAGATAGGAATATGTTTGAGGTTACTGGATTAGAGTACAACGCATCAAAATTCGATGCAGTTGATAAAAACGAAGCTCTAACAGAATACAGAACAATATACTTACCAGACAGCTTCAAAGACGTTCCTGCTGTAACAAACATAGATGCAGAACCTATTATTCGTGCTGGGCTTGTTGACGACAGTAACATTAACTTAATAAGTATTGAATGGGATCCCGCTACTAATAGTGATGGTAGCTTATACTCCTCACTTAGAGAGTACCAAGTTGAGTACTCTACAGATAACGAAAAATGGACAGGAGTAGGAAGTACTCCTAACACATCTATAGACTTAATGGGCAATGAATTCGGAGCTGTAGTTAGTGGCCAGTACTACTTTAGAGTTTATACAATAAACCTTAATGGAAAAAGAAGTCCTTATACAGACAGCGGCGTAATAACTATTGACTTTAACAGAGCAGTAGGCCCGAGCGAAGGCACAGTAGGTAACGCTAACTGGACAATAAATAAGATAGGTAATGTTAGTGGAGACTTCTCACTAGATAGTGGGAAAGTAACCTTTAGTCCTTCAAATTTATTCCACAATGATGGAAAGAATGAACACGCAGTTACTAATCAAGCTCAGCTAGACTTTACTGGTTTAACCGGAAGTAACACAGATAATAATGGTGCAAATACAGGTTATGTATACTTTGACCATACTGCAAGTGCCTTTATAGCTATTTCGCATGATGAAGTATCTGACCAGTTTTATGTACCTGGTGCTTCAGTTTTTGCAACTGCAACAGGCACTCTTACAGCAAGTACTAGCGCAACTCCCAAGAAGTGGACTGGACTGGATTCTACTAACTTCGATGGTGAACTTGCGGTAGATAATGTATTCAAGTTCACGAAAAATTCAACTGATTACTATCACAGGGTAAAACGTTTTGACAGCGATTCTGTGCTACACACTTATCAACCAACCCGTTTCACTCTTATTGATAGTGGTAATCAAGCATTTTCTAAACCTAATTTCTTAGCAGACTTTAATAATGATACTATCATGGGCAAAGTTGTAAAAGACGGAAGTGGAAACTATACTCTACAGAAGTTTGGCGCCTCTCAGGGAGAATCTGCTTTTGAAGTTCATGGAAGTAATGAGAATTTTACATTTGATGCAAACTTAAATGGAGAAGTAACTAACGAAAGTGCATTTGGATGTAGCTTTACAGTTCAGAAAGGTACACAAGCATACGCTTTTGCCGCAAGTGGCACAGCAATCAATACTTTTGGAATCTCCCTACAAGCGAGAACTGGCTTTGATAACGAAAGCGATATAGAAATCTCCAGTACTGGTGTAGTTACAGTTGGCAATGGCGACATGGACGCTCATACTTCTGCTACAGCAACACTAAGACTATTTGACAGAGGTAGAGCAAGTCTACTTATAGCAGATAAGATATTATCGTTTACCAAAACAGCACAAGGAACTGCAGGAGAAAATGCTAAAATAGTTGTTGTTACTCCAAGTAACCCATTCTTTGTGCAGTTTTCTTTTGCAGAGGGTCATGTAGGTGGTGAAAGTGGTCATGGACCTGGAGGTGGCGATAGTCTAATTACTAATCCCGCGTTT